AACGCCGTATGCTCAATGGTGACGCTTCGCGCCAGGCTGCCGCAAAAATTTTCACGGAGGAAGGGCCGCCGACGCTTGGCTCGGTACTCCGGGATCAACGTGCAAGTCCCCGCCATAGGGTGGATGCCGCTCGTGAGCTCCGCGCCACCGCCCGCTTCGATGACGAGAAGCCCAGCACCGATACCGAACGGTTCACCATTACGATAAATCTAGGCAACGCCCCCGAAGACAAAATTTTTGTCGATTGCGGCCCGCCCAAGCAGCCGAAGGAAAACCGCGATGCCGAGAGAGACTGGTAAAACGACGTTCACGTTCGCGGACGAGCCGCCGCCCGGACCAGCACCAGCCAAGGAAGAGCCCGCACAACTACTGCTCACCTTCCTCCAGAAATGGCCCAAACCCACCATCAGCAGACGGGACATTTACATCTACGGACCCCAATCCCTCAGAAATCGGGAGGGCGCAATCAACGCGGCCGAATTTCTGGTCAAGACCGGCTGGCTAGTTCCTCACAAAACACACCGACACGACTGGCGTGTATGGGAAATCGTCCGCAAGCCAATCGCTCACCCCACGATAGCAGCGTAGCTGAATATCCGAAAAATACTCCGGCAATTATTTTTAAAGGGGCGAATATCCGAAACCCCGCCCCCGAATATTTCTCCGGACAAAAATATCCCGAATATTTCCCGGAATATTTCCGGCCGGTTCAGCCGGCTCGCTCCCGGCGCGCCTCCTCCAGCCTGATGACCTTCGCCCCGCCGGCTTAGGGGCGATCCATTTATACCGGCGGCATCCAGGAGCCAGGCTCGAAGGAACTCCTGAAGAACTTTGCCGCTCCTTCGGACAAGAACGGTGGGGAGGGTTGAATACCGGGATATTTCTCGCAGGCCATTTTCCAACTCCGCCGCAGCCATCCTTGTCGTCGACATTTGGGTGCGACCCAGATCCAATCCAGCTCCCATTGTGCCGGGTGGTTTGTGTAGTTGTACCAGGTCGCGTGAAAGCCGCCTGCATTGGCGCCGTTTTCCGAGACCATGAGGTAGCCGTCACCTTCGGGGTCGGTACCGTAGATGCTGTATGGGGTACTGGAGATGCGAACTTCATTCCGAAACGCGCGTGCAATTTCGTACAGGCGAGCACGCAGCCAGAGCGAGGATGAACGTTTTACCGGGACGAACGAACCATACTGCTTGAACAGCTTAGCCAATCTTGGGCTGGGGGCCGGTTTCAGCGCTCTGAGTGTTTTCCGGTGTTTGGCGCGGTGCATCCGGCCATCGTTTACCGACCCATGCATATAGGTGAGGCGGCACACTTCACACGTACACAGTTGCGGTTCGCGCATCTGCCAACACCAACCCTAGTTGGCGGCATCAAAAGCCGTGACATAGGGCATTTGTGACATGTTTGCCAATATCGAACCCCTATATACACCCCCCAAAATTTCACTTCATTCTCTCTCTCTCTCTCTCTCTCTCTCTCTCTCTCTCTCTCTCTCTCTCTCTCTCTTTCTCTATATAGAATGGGCATAAATTGATGTTGGCAGTGGTTGCAAACAGGCTACCAACATACCAACGTTAGACCACTAATTCTCGTCACCTACTTCCGGGATGGTCAAAGTTCCATCCGGCTCCTGCCGTAGCAGTTCGAGGCCGACCATCTCGCCGACGATCTCTTTGATATCCTTCGCCTTGAGGTGTCTCCCGAGCTGTTGCTGAAGATAGCGAACATTGACCTTCTTGCTTTTCAGCTTACCGGCGCGGATGCGGTCCAAAATCCGCTGGACCCACCGACTACGCTCGGTTTCGGGCACGGCATTTGCGATACCGGCACAAAGCCGCTGCCCGGCAAGCCATGCAATGCCGGCGCCCCAATAGAAGTCGTCTACGCTGACTTTGGCGGCTTGAAATCCGATACCGGCTGCCCGGATAGTGGCGAGGCGAATGGCTGTTTCGGCGACACGAGAGAGGTACGGCCGCAATGTCGAATTTTGATCGATGCGATCGTCGATCATATAGGCAAAATCGAGATATTCTTTTTCGGCTATTTTATTTGCCCAAGGCAGCTCGGTAATTTTCTGTTCGACCGGGCGTTTGATATCGATCAGCTCGGCGGCGGTACCGTGCCAGCGATAGAGTGCACGACACCTGCTTACGAGCTCATCCGGTACCTTCCTGGGCGACAAGCGTGGCGGCGTATCTTTAGTTCGCAACCTCGAACTCAACACCAGAAACCGATTGAGCAGGCCATTATTGATCGACTCTCCTTGCAACGCCTGAAACAGCTCGTCTGCTGTGCTGGTGCCGAAGAGGTTCAGGCTTGGGGTATGTACCTGCTGGGCTTCACGATTAGCCCATTCTGGCATTGGATAGACTGCGAACGAGATATTCCACAGCGAGCGCAGGACGCTGGAGATTTCCCGTTCGTGTCCGGACGCACTCTTGGCGGTGACTTTGGCGAGGAAGGCACCGATCTCGTCGGAGCAGGATATTGATAGCGGCTTACGATGGATTTGGTTACACACCGCCGACGCCGACATGAAGCGACCGGAGCCGATGTGCTCTTGCGCACCGGCGGCAATCAGCAATGTGGTGATGCAATCATGGAGGTGCTGTTTACCTGCGCCGGTGGGGGCGACCGCGATTGTGTACAGGTGGGTTGCCGACATGGTTGGCCCGGCGACGCGGCGGCCGATCAGGGTTCCGACCAGCGGGATGGCCGCCGCCAGCGCGAGCACGCGGTTGGGGCGTCGGGCGGTGGCCAAAATCCATTCGATCACCTCGCCGACCACGCCGGGCACGCCGTGGGTGTAGGGCTCGAGCTCGTCGGTGGCGGGCGCTGCCGGATCTGGAGACGGCTCCGAAATCGGGTCTTGCGGCTGCGGCTCCGCCTTGGGCTTCGCCTCGGGCTCCGGCCTCGGCTCGATCTCGATCTCGATCCGCTCACCTGCCCACCCCGTATGCTCGCTCAGGAACTTGAATGCGGTGTCGAGGTCGCAGTCGTTGGCTGCCATGACCAGATCGAGCGGGGTGTAGGTGAAGCCGTTGCCGCCATTGCGGCCGTCACCGAAATCCTTGATGCCGGTCGGATGGATGGAAAGATTGCACTTGCGCAGCTTGAGTTCGCGGCCGCTCGACGATTCTCGCCAATGTGCCACTGCCTCGTAGCCGCCGCGCGCCGGGCGGCATTTATAGAGCCCAAGCTTGGGCACCCAGCAATCGAGCCGTGTCAGGGCGAGGTTGTTAAGATTCCGATGCGGCGTGTCGGCATCGGCGTCGAAACCGGCGCCGCCGTTGCCCGGCCTGCTCGGCGATGGATCCGGCTTCCAGCCCAGCGGTATGAGCACGGCGTCGATGTTGCCGATCGTATCGGCGGAAAGGAACGGAAGCTCGTCAGGATCGTAGATGTCGAGCGAGTCGCCGATCCACCGGTAGGGCGCGCCGGTGTCGGGATGGGGGGTTGGCGGCAGCACGGTCTGCCGGCCGTCGGCGATCAGATCGCAGACCCGCTTGCCGTTGATGTTCCAGGAGCGTGACGCAGTAATATCGGGGCCGTAGTAAAAGGCGGTCTCGCCTTTTGCGCCGATTTTCTTGACCGGTGTTGCCGGCAATACCTTTATAATTGCGGTCTTGATGGCGATGTTGTCGGTGTCGATATCGATCGCGACCATGCCGTGCGATGCCTTACCGCCAACCACGCCGAGACCGGAATCGCCGTTACCCCACAGATTATGATCCATGTAATTCGGCTGGCGGCCGTGCAGATAACGTTTTTGCCACCCTACCAGCGGCACCCGCAGGCCGGCACAGCAGTAGCCCGGCGCTTTGCTGCCGGGCATGATCGGGATAGTGGCATAGCCGCACTCGACCAGCGCTTCGGCGCATTGCTCGTATGGCCCCATGGTGCCCTCCTTAGAATGGCGGCTCGTCGTTGGTGAGTTTTCGGCGCAAGGTCTGCTCATATCCGGTCAGCAGTCGGAACAAGAACTCGCGCCATTCCTCGCGGCTGAGCAGCTGGAGATCGGTCTTGCCGATTTCATCGAGGTAGCCACCGGCACTACGTCCGGCCTCGAGCATTGCGCCGAGCTCGTATTCGTCGAATTGCTCAGCCGACATGGCATAAAACCTCCGTGCCAGGGCATGACATTGATTGTGATCGCACAGCCAGACGACGTTGCGCATCCGGTGCGGTTGCGGTGCGTAGCCGAGCCAGCACGCGCGCCGGCGACAGACCGCACATACGGTCGGTATCTTGGTCGCGTAGCGGACAATCGCGTAATGCATCGTGTTGCTTGCTGGCGTCGGGCTTCATTGTGCCCTCCGCGGTGCCCGATGAATTTGTGCGTATTGTTTCGCCAGCGCACAGTCATTCACATGCTTGGCACCACAGCCCGGCTGGAACGGACATACCCACGGCTGCCCGCGATCCTCGATCTCGACGAACTCGTAAACGCAATGCTGAAGACCAATGAGCTCAACATCGAAGCCGAGCAATTCTTCGATCTTGTTGAGTGGGATGTCTTCGGACTTCATGATCAGAATCGGATCTCGTCATTGATTGGTGGTGGAGGCGGCGGCGGCACGTTCATGCGGTTCATGTTGCGGTCGAGCTCGAGCGTAGTGCCGTCGTCAAGTTCGATGCGATAAGCGACAATCTCCCAATACTTGCCCGAGGGTGCGACCTGGATATGCGTCACCGGCAGCAGCTCATCCTGCCGTGCCAAGGCTTCATTGACGCTGTCAGGTGGTCGTTCACCACCCGACATCTGCCGCCACCATTTCTCGGCGAGAGCGCGTGCCCACCCTACATGCTGGAGGCAAATCCATTTGTTGAAGGTTTCAATGCCGCACTGGTAACTCACGCGCAGGGACGGCGTATCCTTGTGATGGTAAAAACACGTGACATCATCGACTTCGAGCCAGTCGGATTGCTTGCGTTGGCTGCTGAGAATTGCCGCAGTGTCGGCGCGCGCTTCGTGCTCGGCTTCCCGACGCGGAAAGGTATGGCCGCACTGCGGGCACTCGCCGACGCCCAGCATGACGATTTCCCGGCATGACGGGCATACCTTGGTCGGCGCCTCGCCGTCTCTGCCATTGTTTTTGCTTTTGATGCGAACGTCGTCGACCGGACCGAAGCGTCGGACATTGCCGGCGAAGTCCAGCACGAGGCAATCATCTTTGCCGTCTGCCTTGCGAGTACCGCGACCGACCTGCTGGACGTAGAGGCCGGCCGAGCATGTCGGGCGCAGCATCGCGATAAGATCGACGTGCGGAACGTTGAAGCCGTAGGAGAGCACCATGACCGAGACCAGCGCGGTCAGTCGCCCGGCACGGAAGTCCCCGATGATGCGATCGCGCTCATCGCTCGGTGTCTCGCCCAGGACCATCTCGCAGTCGACACCGCGAGCGCGCAACGCATCGCGCACCATGGTGGCGTGGGCGACGCCGACGCAGTAGACAAGCCAGGCGCGACGCTGTCCGAGGTAGCTAGCAATTTCGTCGCAGGCGCGCTCGACCACGCCGTCCTTGATCGCTGCGGCCTCGAGCTGGTCGGCGATGAATTCGCCACCGCGCTTGCCGACCCCGGAAACATCGATGGTGGCGTAGGTCGCTTTCGACGATAACGGCGATAACCAGCCGTCGCGGATTCCTTCGGCAATACTATATTCGTAGACAATGCTATCGAAGATGCGGCCCTCACCCTCACACAGATGGCCGCTGTCGAGGCGATAAGGCGTTGCGGTCAGTCCGGCAACCCGCAAGTCGGGCACGAGTTCGCACAACGCCTCGATGGTGGCGCGGTACATTCCTTGTTCGTGGTGAGGGATAAAATGCGATTCATCAACGATGATGAGATCGCGCGGGCCAATATCTTTTGGCCGGCGATAGATCGAGTTGACGAGGGCGAATAGGATCCGTGCGTCGGTATTGCGCTCACCCAGCCCGTCGCAGTTGATGCCGATCGGTGCGTCGGGGCAGATCAGCAGGAGCTCTTTAATATCCTGATCGATCAGCTCGCGATTGGGCGCGGTGATCAGCACCCGCATTTCTGGATGATCAGCCAGTAATTGCTTGACCAGAAATGCAATGATCACCGACTTGCCGGTGCCGGTCGCCATTGCGATGAGTGGATTGCCACCGCCGTTGCGCCAGAAAACGTACAGGGCGCACAGCGCTTCTTCTTGATACTGGCGCAGCAACAACATGGAGCAAATCCTTCATAAAGGAGACGGCCGCCGCCCCTGTCGGCGACCGTCGGCAAATTGTTAGCTCCGCCACGGTGCATCCCCCCGCGCCGCTGCCGGCTTCGGCGTAGAAGATGGCGTAGGAGATGGTGCGGGCGCAGGTGCGGCCCCTGTCGCAGCCGAAATATTGCGTGCCCGCTTCGGCTGATGATCCGGCGGCTTTACCTGCGTGACGCAATTACGATCCGGGTAAACACCATCCTTATCGCGCTTGATGCCCACGCGAACCTTGATCGGCTTGAACAGCATCACCTGGATATCACGCGTCGGCCCCGTAACCCTGACGCTGTCGTAAATATCCTTCAGCAGTCGCTGTCCGATCTCGACCGCCTGCTGACTCACATTCTGTATCGTGATGTTCTGATAGATTTTGCGCCCCCGATATTCGCCCTCGAGGATCTCGAACACCGCCAGTAAATAGCTACCGTTGCCATTGCGGGCGTTCTCGACACTGTTCTCGATCATCTGCGCCAGGTGCCAGCCAGGCAGGATGGGATCGAGATCACGGGTGCCCTCATGCGTGGAGGGATCGAAGGTTTCCGGCAGCTCGTCGAATTCACTCATTGACTGTCTCCATTTGTTCCATTTGTTTGGTTGCCGCAGCAGGAGTTACGCCCGCCTGCGGCTGCGGGAAGAACTTGCCAAGCGTGGACATGAAATCGAAGGTTTGCGGAATCCTGATCCGCTCAGGCATGCCGTATCTATTTTTGGCGATGAATGCCGGCCGACCTTCACAATGCAGCCAGCGCGTCGAGCCGCCATCGGCGCGTGATCGCGTTTTGCCGAAGCCGCCTTGCTCGTTCTTGACGACGACATCGGTCGCGAGGAAACCGATCAAGTCGGCGCTGTCCTCAATCAGCGCGCGGGCACGCTTGTGCAAACGTAGCTGATAACTTGTATAGGACGCGACACGGGGATCATTGACGGTTGCGATCTCGGAATGTGCGATCAGGACGATGATCATGTTGCGACTACGACGCAGCCACTCGCAGCCGCGTAGAAAGTCGAGCCAGAAGTGATCCGCCTCGACATAACCTTTGCCATAGCCAGGACTTTCGATCGAGGTGTAACCACGATCGGCGCACAGCGCGGCCTGGACCAGCGGTTCAAGCTTGTCGAGACTGTCGAAAACTGCGGTTTGAAATTCGTGGTTTTCTTTGCCGAGATATTTGATGGTCTCGATAACGCTGGCAAAATTTTCGCACAGGCCGAAGGTCTCGATCTCCAGCGTGCTCGGGCACCCATCTTCAGTCTGAGTAAAGACCGGTCGTGGAAAATTCTGCGCGAATGTCGTCTTACCCATGCCGGGCAGGCCATGAACGAGGAAGATTGGCGGCAATTTCGCGGTAGTGCGGATGATTTGCATTTGAAAATCCTCTCCAGGAAGCAAGCTGGTTCGTGATGTTAGGGCGGAGCAGGCCCTACACCCCGAGGCATCTCAGAGCTTCATCGATCCCGATCATGGTTGGATCCCGCCGTGCTCGCGTAATGCTCCTCCGCAGTGCCTAAGGTTTTCAGCGCCTGTTTCAACGCACGGCGCCAGGTGCGATTGTCGAGGGCCGGTATCGAAGGGTCAAATGCTCGTGCTAGGCGATGTGCCTGCATGGCATCCTCGAGCGCAGCCTCCGCTATGTGCTCGCTGTAGCTGTTTGTATATTCGCGATCATGCAAATTGCTCTTGAGGTCCTCGACCGTCGTGGCGAACCAAAACTGATGCAGTTCGTTTGTCATCGTTCGGGGCCTCTTCCATTGTTGTGCTGCTCACGGAGATCGACGAGATAATCAGCAACCATTCGGAGGACATTGGCGAGGTTGAAGGCCTCGCTCATCGAGAGGCGGATCCGATCATCGCTGCTAAACGCCGTCTCGTCCTCCAAGGCGACTCGCGCATCGTCAAGGTCGGTGATGAGGGTGCGAAGCTCGTCATCATGCACGTAGGCGAAGCCGTCAGTCATGCGGTGCTCCTCTTGTCGTGGACGTGGACGCTGCGGTCCACCTCGAGGACGGCCGCACGTAGGGTGACAAGCGCGTGTCTAAGCGGCCTGCGCACTGGACCCTCCCGGTTGAATGGAGGCCCCGAACAATGCAATTAGCGCGGCCTCGGCGCGACCGTGATCCTTTTTGCGAGCGAGCAGCGCATGTGCGGCCGGGAATAGTTGGAGCGCACGCTGCCGCCCGCTCTCTTTGTCTTTGCCTGGCAGTTTCCAGAATCGTTTCCACGCGGACGGCTCGACGATCTCCACCGGGATCGAACACAGCGCGACGGTCGCTTCGATCGCGCCGGTTGCTCTGCCGTACTTGAAACCTGATGACGCACCTTGCTTGGGCATCGCCTGTGCGCGTTCGATCAGAGCACGAATTGGTTTGTGCCGATCGATGAAGTTGCGGATGGCGGCGACATCGACGCGCTCCTTGGCGCCGGTGCCGACGACAGGAATGTCGATGCATTCCACCAG